GGGGTAACTACTGTATCAGCTGTAGGCAATCTCAATTCAATGTTCTCAAAAGATCCAAATAATGAATAGGAAATAGACGAATTACTAACCCCACTAGTTGGAGCAACTAAATTAAATATACCAATGTACCCATAATCATCTGGAACATTTTCTCCTGTAGCAGTTCCTTGTTGAAAATTAAAATAATCTACCTCATCAATATAAGGTACAGTCATAGTTAAGCTTGTATCAGTTGAATAATCTAGAATCTTATAAGGCAAGGATGTCAAACCTTGCAAAGTGAAATTTGATTTATCAATTTCCATACCTCCTCGTGGTAAGTAAACAGCCATTAAGCAGCCGGATACTTGTGGTGCTTTGTTAACTTTTATTTCTAATTTCATATCTCCTTTAAAATAAGAAAATTGTTTTATTTTAGCCGAAACTACAGGATTCTTTTGCACTATAGAACTAGGAAAACCTAGTAGCGTGACAAAACCCAGAGTATTTGTAAAGTTTGAAACCATATTTTGATATTGAACTTGACCATAGGAAAAAGGGACTACAGAATTATCTGAATTAATAGTACCATTACTAATTAAAGTTGGTCTTTGCATTAAGTGAGCAAGTTCATGCATAGTCGCATCTTCGCTAGCTGTAGCGGTAAAGCTTGATGCTCGAACTGTATCAACTGTAGCATTTTGATCTGATTCAACGTGAGTCAAAAGATTTGATTCTTTCTCTTGATTCATAATTTCCGACGTTTCTTGCGTTGTCGGTTCGCTTATTTTCGTATTTTGATTGCTGACCCGTTTTTGAACTGTTGAAGAAATGGGCCTTTCCATCAACAGCTTGTGACAATATGGCGTATAGAGGGCTGCTCCTGCACACCGAACCCTAAATAGGGAGCAAATTCTACAAACAGCAGTACTAAATATCTTTTCAGTCACTTTTTCGATAAATAGCAAGATCACGTGTGTTCAACCATTAGATGGTTGGAATAGTAGTCCATGCGGACAATTCACAGGGGACTACTGGGCCCTGTGAACGGCGTAAATCGATTCCATTTCACCATAGGTAGGTATTCTTAATTTGACGTTGACATTAGCACAAGATTTACGCAGTAACTCGGCTTCTTCTTCAAATGTCTTCCTACCATGGAGTCCAAATTCTCTTATTGCGCTATCTGCGTTTTCCATAAGAGATTGTTTAGGTGTATTTCCTCTCACCCAATTCGTCATATCTCTAACAACTTCAATGTCTAAAGGTCCCGTAAAGATACCATCCTCATTTTGTACGAAAGTCCGCTTTAAAAAGTTTATTTCGCTCAAAGTTCGATAAGGGACACAAATTCCAGATTTCGCTTCATCAGTGTAAGTTAAACCAAAAGC